TGCCACGGGCAGGAAAACAGTAAGTGAAACGTGCGATTTGCTGAATCAGTTAATGCAATCCTTTGATGATACTATGGCAAGCCTAAAGGACATTATGGAGGGAATAGGCGGATTGTTGGAGGTATCACAAGATATTTGCGAATCCTGCAAGGGCAGGAGGACACGGCACGGCAGCAGGATTAAGGCAGGAAAGCCAAGAAAAGCGGTAGCAAGTATCAAATGGCATGAGAAATACAGACCGCCATAAAAGAAAGGATATGCAATTATGAAAAATTTGGAAGTGGAAGCAATCTTAAAGTTTTACAGATATGTTGACCTTGATATAAAGGTGGCGAGTGAGTGGCTAGAGCAGTACGAAGCCGGGTATAATCCGCTTGGGGCCGTTGTCTATGACGGTATGCCCCACGGTAGCACTCTATCCGATTCCACGGCTCTACTTGCCGTAAAATTGGCGGAAGTTGACACAAGGGAGAGTATCGACACTCTGAAAAAGAGGATTAAGGAGTTGAAAAAACTTAGGACGGAGATTTTCAAGGAAATTTCAGCACTTACGCCGATACATAAAACCATTATCAGCGGATTCTACATAAAAGGTCAAAAATGGGAACGCATAGCGGAACAAATTAGTTACAGTGTAAGGCAGAGTAAAAATATAAGGTGCGTTGCCTTGGAAGCCTTGGGCGGAAAATTTGCAAGGAATAGGAATATTTCACGAAGCAAAATTATAGGCGAAATCATCAAGTAAAGATTGCCCGCCATTGCCCGATTTTTTGTGATATAATGCAAAAGTAAAATACCGCAGGGGCAGCAGGGATAAAGTTAAAATCCCGCTGCCCTTTGACGTTGCATTTTTGAAATTCTGAAAAAATGTGATGATTCCGAGGGAATGGAACGGCGGAAAATGGAGAAACAAACGAAAGGAGGTTTTGCCGTGGCACGAAAAAAGGACGAAAACCGGGAAAAGGCAAAGCAGCTTTTTTTAGATTCCGAGGGGTTAATGAGCAACCCGGAAATAGCGGAAGCCTTGGGCGTAGATTCTGCCAAGGTCCGCAAATGGAAGTGTATAGACAAGTGGAAAGAAGCACTTGAAAACAAGCCGAAGAAAAAAGGCGGACAGAAAGGCAACCAAAACGCCAAGGGACACGGGGCCCCGCCGAGGAATAAAAACGCAGAAACCCACGGGGCATATTCTACGGTCTATTTTGATGAATTGACGGAGGAAGAAAAGACCCTCATAGAATCCGTTACCCTTGATACGGCGGATAATATGTTAAGGGAATTGCAGACCCTTATAGCCAAGGAAAACGACCTAAAGAAGCGTATAAACAGCCTTAACAATGACGATACAGGGCAGCTATACACGGATAAGGTCGTGGAAATGCGTACCCCGAAAAAGGCGGATAATGAGGACGGCGACCCATATGGAGAGTATGCAGGGAAAGAGGGGGAGGAAAAGAAGCCCGCCCTTGATGTGGCTATGGAAACCACAATAAAATCATCTGCCTTTGAAAGGGCAATGAAATTAGAAGCAGAACTAAACAAGATACACGGACGCATTATAAAGCTACTGGATTCCATTAAGTCCTATGAGTTGGAGCAACGCCGTATCTCACTGGAAGAGAAGCGGTACGCACTGATGAAGCAGAAGTTAAAGGGAGAGTATGAGGTAGACCCGGACACGGGGGAGATAGACGACACATACACCGAGGACGAAGAGGGATTAAGCGATATAGAATAATCAGCAGGAAAGAAGCAACGCCGGGGCAGCAGGCGGAGGGCAAAAGGTACTGTGACGGGGCGGAAAGCCTTGCGGGTGCCGTGACCCCAAGACTTGCCTAGATTCCGGGCGGAAAAATCGACTTCCAAAATTCCGGAAATTTTTTTAAGGGGGTAGGATTTTGAAACTCTATGATAAAAATGCGGTGGCAAAATTCCTAGATATGACCCCTAAGAATGTGCAGAGGTTGACGGAAAAGGGAATCTTGCAGACCAAGCAGGGCGGTTTGTATTCGTTGGCGGAAGCGACCCACGCTTACATAAAGTATTTGAGGGACCGCAACCCGGAGAATGAAGAAAATATAGACCTTAACGAAGAGCGGGCGAAGCTGACAAAGGCAAAAAGGCTTAATGAGGAATTGGACTTGTCGGTAAAGAAAGGGGAATTGCACAAGGCGGAGGACATAGAAAAAATAATGTCCGCCACTCTGATAAATTTTAA